GCCGGATTAAACACAATAGGTGGTCAATCTAAAAAAGGGACCGCCCCACAAATATTCGCTTATACTACAGCCGATACCATCGCTACGGTAAATACTGAAGGGTATTTCAATAGTTTAGCCGGAGAGGTTGCTGTAGGAGATTTGATTTTTGTGAACTCAAGCACAGGCGGTACGCTAGTAGCAACCCTGGTTTATGTCTTGTCAAATACCGGTTCGGTAGTGGACGTAAACGATGGAACGACACTAGCGAATACTGACGGTGATTAATAATTAGGGGGGGCCTCCTGAGTGTCCCCTCAAACTTGGAGGAATAAAAATGGCTTCTGGCGATACTGATGTATCCATCTGCTCGATTGCTCTACTCAAGCTAGGAGCCACCTCCATCACTTCCTTTTCTGACGGAACGGCCCCGGCATCGGTTTGCCAGGTTATATATCCAAAAGTAAAAGCCTCCACGCTCTCTATGTATCCCTGGAGTTTTACGTTACAAAAGGTTCAGTTAAACAGATTGACTAGCACTCCCAATAGTACCTGGCAATATGAATATACTCTCCCCACATCAATGCTTACCGGTGTTCCTCGCAAAGTTATGGCCTCAAGTTCTATAGGTGCGCCCATGATTAAAGATTATGAAATTCAAGGGGCAAAGCTGCTGACAGATCAGACAACCATTTTTATTGATTTTCAAGGAGATGTAGCAGAAGGATCACTCCCCACTTATTTTGTAGATTTTCTTATTTATCAATTATGTTGGAATTTATCTGAGGCTATCACTGATCAAATTGAAAAATCAAATTATTGGAGAGACATTGCTTTGGGAACTGAAGCGGAAAACAGACGCGGTGGTGAGTTTAGGCGGTGTATGCACATCGATAGTGCCGGTCAGACTACACCGATTATTGGAGAATACTTGCTAACTGAGGTCCGTTAATGGGTCGTATAACGCAATTTCAATCAAACTTTACGGTCGGTGAAATAGATCCATTGATGCAGGGTCGTATAGATTTAGAGCAATATTATTCAGCCTTGGATAGAGCAAAAAATGTTTTAGTGCTGCCTCAAGGTGGTTGGGAGCGCAGACCAGGACTAGCTTTTGTGAAAGATTTAACATCTCATTTAGGTTCTGGTATTCCCACAACATCAGGTTTTAAGCTAATACCATTTGAGTTTTCAGTTACACAAAGTTTTATGATTGTTCTTGTAAAACAGTCTGCCACAGAAGTTAGGTTCTTTTTCTTTTCTGATGGGGCGATACTTGCAAATATTAACGGTTCGGGAAACGATTACTTGGCTGTTAATATGGGTAATATAAATTTAAGCAAACTATATTCTACACAATCTGCCGATACGTTAATTCTAGTGCATGAGGATATGGCTCCTATGAAATTGGTAAGAGGAGCAAATAACACAACCTGGACAGCCTCAACACTTTCATTATCAATCCCAAAACATAATTTTACAACCGGCACTAATAATCCTGCTGCTACTATTACTCCCGATGCTACAAGTGGAACGGTAAAAATAACAGCTTCAGGCGCTACTTTCCCGGCAGAAAGATCAGCGACAGCACAAGCCGGAGCTTCAACAACAATCACTCTTGATGCTTCTGCATCTGCTGCTAACGATTTTTATAATGGTGTTAAAATTACAATTAATTCTGGTACAGGTGCAGGACAAACTAGATTTATAAGTGATTATGTAGGTTCTAGTAAAGTTGCTACTGTTTCTGTTGCCTGGACTGTTACCCCTGCAAATGACTCAGTTTTCACAACCTCTAGTCATGTAGGTCAATATATCAATGTAAATAATGGATTTGGTCGAGCAAGAATTATTGAACGAGAAAGTAGCACAGTGGTTAAGGTAATGGCTGAAATACCTTTTTTTGAAGCGTCAGTTGCGATTGCCTCTAATAATTATGTAATTGAATATGGCTATGAAGGAGTATGGTCTAGTGAAAGGGGATACCCCAGAACCTGTACTTTCCACGAAGGCCGTTTATTTTTTGGGGGAGCTACGTCTATGCCGAATACTCTTTTCGGTAGTAAGGTAGCGGATTTTTTTAATTTTCAAGTAGCTGAACTATTGGACGATGATGCCATACAAGTAACTATTTCTACCGATAGTGTTAATCAAATTACAGGTATTCGCTCTGGTCGTGATCTTCAAATTTTCACAACACAAGCGGAATACTTTGTTCCCCAGGCCGATCTTACCCCAATTACTCCTAGCAATATTACCATCAAAAAAGCTACAAGCCGGGGCCTTCAAGAAGGTGTAAAGCCGGTTGCAGCAGACAATGGGACAATCTTTATACAGACCGGTGGTAAAGCTATTAGAGAGTTTTTGTTTTCAGACAGCGACCTTAATTACCTATCAAACAATGTTTCTATGTTTTCTTCACATCTTTTAAAATCTCCTCGCTCAATGGCTCTGCGTAAAGCTACAAATACTGACGATGGTGATTTAATTTTAGTGGTAAATAGTACAGACGGCACTATGGCTGCATATTCAATTCTAAAGCCTCAAAATGTTGTAGCTCCGTCTGAGTTTGTAACGAATGGAACTTTCTTAGAGGTTGGCACAGATATTCAAGATGTTTATACTATCGTAAAAAGAAATCTCCCCACGCAAGCACAATTCACAATTGTAATAGATCCTCGTGTTTCAACCTATGTATCACCGGCATACGAGCATTTGGCTATTGTAAATGGCAATGAAACAATAAAATTTTTTAACAATAGTGGTACGGAATTTACTTTGGAATGTGAGGGTTCAAATCCCAACGCAAATGATGCACCTAGTTCACCTAATGGGAACACTCACTATTATCGACTATATGTAAGTGGAAGCTCAAGTCAGGCATACCAACTTAGAACAACGGCTCAAAATATAGCTACCGCCATTTCGGGTATCTCTGGGTTTTCAGCAACGCGAGATTATAATGCGCCTTACACGATTACTGTAACAAGAGATGATATTGGTAACGATTTCACTACAGTCACTAATTCAGATCCAGACAACTTTACAACTACTAATTTTGACAGTGGAACTACTAAATATTATCTTGAGTTATTTGACGATGATCGCACCACCGATGCAGCAATTCAGTATTTTACCGGAGCTGTAAGTCCTGACCAAGCCTTGCCGACAAATACAACTTGTGGTTCTCTTAGCCATTTAGAAAAATTTGCGGTAGATGTAATTCGTGACGATAATGTAATTACCGGAAAAACTGTTTCTTCTGGAGCCATTACCATAGACCAGGTTCCAACAAGTTACGTTGAAGTCGGATTAAGTTATAGCGTGGAAGTTAAGACAATGCCGGCTGAACCCAGGCTTCCAAGTGGATCAGTGCAGTCAAGAGTAAGACGGATTGTAGAAGTTACTCCTATTCTCGATAACGCACAAAATTTAGCCCTTAATGGTGTGACTGTTCCTTTCCGGGCGGTAGGTGCAGCAGCAGGATCAGCAGTAACAAAATTTACCGGGCGAAAACGCGTAGCTCCCTTCTTTGGTTATTCAGATACAGCTCAGGTAACAATGACAATGACAGAGCCGCTTTTTTGTACAGTTTTAGCGGTGGAATATAAAGTAAGCACAGGAGCTTAAAGATGGCATTTATTAACCCTATGTTTTTAGCAGCAACATCAGCATTTATGCAAATAAGAGCAGGAGCAGCTCAAAGAAGAAGATACGAAGAACAGGCCAGGTGGAAAAAGATAAATGGTTCTATTGAAGCTGCAAAGCACAGAGAGCAAGGTGTAAGTATTCTCAGACAAATGAACGAAAGTCTTGCTAGTGTTGTAGCCGGAGCTGAGGCAAGTGGGGTTGTGGCTTTATGGCTCCAGGAATGGAAGATTTTAAATTAACCTCAAGAAACGCTGAACTCGCTATGTTAGGAGCTGCGGCCCAGGCAAGAGACTTACAGGCAGCAGGGAAACAGGCTTATCTGGCAGGAGTTGCCGGAGCAACGGGTACATTAGCAGGAGCAGCTCAACAACAACAGCAGTTAGGTACAGGACAGGCATTTTCTCTTTCATTCGGTTAGGATAGAATATGGTAGAAACTTTTAGGCAATATAATCAAGGCTTAAAACCAGTAAGATAAATAAAGGAGAGATAACAAATGATGGAAACATTAAAACAAGTTGATTTATTCAAAATCGTTGAGGAACAAGACAATACTGATTTA